ACGTCGCACCAAGGATCAGTTGTTTACATTAGATTTATAGCATTTAAGGAGATCAATAGCAGTTATATAATCCATGTTATCGGCAAGGATGGTGTTTTGAGCATAATGGAAGGCTTCGTGGATATCATTAATATTGGACGAGGCAGCAAGGATTTTTACAATTTTATTTTTTTCTTTGAGAATAAGCAAGTTCATGTTTACATACCTTTCTAATTATGTCTAAGAATAGCATAAAGGAACGGCAAAGTCAATGTAAACTGGCAGGGAAAAGGTGTGACAGGATGTCGCACCTAGATGAATGTCAACAGACCTTGTCGGCCTTCAATACGATCTTTTGCAATATTAAAATATTTTTCATCCTTTTCAATACCAATAAAATGCCGTTCTATATCAAGACAGGCAATACCAGTGGTTCCAGATCCCATTGTGCAATCAAGGACAACATCACTTTTATTGGAATGGGTGTTGATAAGATAAGACATTAGAGTAACAGGCTTTTGAGTAGGATGTAATCCTTTTTCTTGCTTGTGTCTTAATATGGTTTTAGGATATCTTTCACCAGTTGGATTATCCCGATGTTTAGATTTAGCACTACCATATACCTCACCAATCTTGGACTCATTGGAAGAGAAACCACCATAGGGCGTTCCTTGTTCCATTTGAGGATTATATGTAGGTGTTTCACGACAAAACACCAGTATATTTTCATGGGCCTTCATAGGCATAATCTTAGCATTAAGTGGATTAGTGCCTTGAGGTTTCTCCCAGATCCATTCATACTTTAGATTTTTAATGTTAGACATGGCCAAGGTCGCAGTAAATGGCATTTGTGCGGTAAACACCATTGCTGCCTTTTTCTTGGCAATTCGGTTTAATTGTTCCCATAGAGGTTCAAATGGAATAATAGCATCCCATTTGCAGGCTGTAGTACCATAAGGAAGATCGGTCAAAACCATATCAACCGAGTTGTCCTCAAGTTCTTTTAAAACCTCAAGACAATCACCATGATATAATTTTACCATTGTTCAAGAGTCCTTGCATATTTTGAATTAAGGAGATTTACAAGCTTATTGGAACCAATCATAAAGTCATCATTACCTGTGTGAATACCACCTTGCTGGAATCCAAAGTATGATTTATCATTTTTATTAATTCTATTATTAATAAGTTTCTCAACATCTTTTTTACTAAACCATGCAATGCGGGACTCTTCAAAGTTAGGATTGATACCTATAAAAAGTAAACGGTCATAATCTTTACCAACACCGACATGGTTCATCATAAACTTATTTTTAATAAGTTTTTTAACACCTGTTTTTTTATTAGTATTTGTCTGAGCAATAGAGAATTTAACCTCAACCTTGAGTCCATTAACAACCATATCGTGGTCAGAATTACCATTTTCACGACCGGTTACTTTAAACTTTTTGCTGGTTAGATATTCTTCGGCAAATAATTCACCAAAGGCACCTTTTTGCTTATTGTCCATATAGCGGTAACCTTGTAAAAAGGTACCAAACCATAAATCATCTAGATTTCCTTTGATGTAATCGGTAAGTTTAGGATTTGATAAAACGGCCGATACAGACATCATTTATTCCTTTTCCCAAGGTTTCAGTATTTACTATTATACACCTGGGAAAAGGAATGTCAAGCATTATTTTTGTTTACAATTGTTTACAATTAGTGTTCGTAAAAATCGTCCACCGTATCAAAGTCCTCAACATGCTCTGACCAGGCCTTTGTCCAGTTTTGAACAGGACGCTTGCGTTCCATTTTCTTACCGCCCAAACGGTAATCCCTCTGGTCAACAAGTTCCTCGTCATCCCACATTACCTTGTTGTTCTTGATTGTCTTGAGGTTTGAGTTTAGTGTTTTCATGTCATGCCACCTTATACAGTGTTAGTCCTTTAAGTTTAAAATTTTCACACCAGGCCTGGAATGTAGCACCATGCCCGGATGGTTCATCATATAAATGCTGAAAATGGTGTATCATTTCGTGTGCTAGTATTTCCACAAAAAACTTTTCATTCTTAAACTTTTTCAATACACTTATACTTGTTTGTCCATGTTTAGGATCATCCTTTGTATAGTAGTAATAATAGGCATACACATCATCACCTTTATGGTTTGATATGGTTATATCATCAACTGGTAATAGAGTATTACCGAAGATTTGCTCGTTGAGAATATTGAACCATTCCCACGCACTCTCACGGGTAGGTTTAAACTGAACCTTATTGTATTCTAAAGATTTTAACTTTTTACGATTTTGGTAGTATTTCTGGGAACGCTTCATTGATCAATGCCAAAGTTAGATAAGGTATTTTTTGATCCTTTTTTAGAATATTCGCAAAAACTTCTGCTTCACAAACTTCTAAAGCTTCTAAAATCTGTGATAGTATTTCTAGTTTCCGTTTCTCAGTAAGTCCTTCAGGAACTCTTGAATTACCTTTCATAAAAAGGTAGATACGATCTAATGCAGTTGTCATATTGGAATATGCCATACCTGCCGGAAGATTAACTTGATGATTAACTTTAGGAATATCATCAACAGTAAACTCGATATCAGGATGAAATGTTCCAATTAGAACCTGCCTTAGAGCATATGTATCATTGTCACGAAGGACTTTTACTCGACCTGCTTTTGTCTTTTCTTTCTTGAAGTCATCAAAAACTTCATATATGTTTTTCATACTCATTTTATTTCCTCAAAAATCATTCACTGATTCGATCATAACTTTCAGACCTTTATCAATAAAATAGTTTAACATTTTTTCTTTATTTGCTGGCTTTGTTTCATCAAAAGCAACATTTATATTCTTCTTAATGTTCTCTGGTATATATTCAAAATCAACCAAAGTTTGATTACGCTTATAACCACGAAGCATAATATCAGTGGTGCAGAAAGTTTCTACATCCTGATTGACCCATTCTTGGAGTTTTTTACTATTTAGTACCTTCTGTCGTTCTCCGGTAGCAAAAGTGTTATCAGCCGATAAGAAATTTGGAATACCATCACCACGATCACCTTTAAGAATATGTTCACGAATAAAAGTCTGCGGGTTATCAATCTTGATAAACCGCTTTAGAATAGGACTATACTGGGTGACATTAGGATACTTTTGGAGTTGGCCAAAGTCTTTGTCCGACGACAATATAAGAATGTTGCTGTTCGGTGACAATCTTGCAGTAAGGACGGCAATAACATCATCAGCCTCAGCACTTTCCACATCTAGGACTTTATATGGAAAGTAAACTTTCATTTCATCTCTGATCTTATTTAAGGTATCAAAAATAAGACCCCAATCTAGTCCACTGGCCTCACGGTCATGTTTACGTTGGGACTTGTAAAATGGGAAATAGTCTTTACGCCAGTAATGTTTATTATCACAGCATAATACCACATTTGGATACTTAGACTTGAATTGTTTTACGGATGCACGAATGGTATTAATGCACATATGCCGAATAAGGTCTTCCGACATTTCATGTTGTTTTGTTATCATTTTTAGGTGCTGCATCAGATTACTAATAAGAACCTGATTAAGGTCCACCAACATATAAGACATGATTTATTCCTTCACGATGATATGGTATTATATCACTCTACAGGCTGTTTGTCAATCTGTTCCTTTGTTTCTTTTTCCTTTGAGGCCAACATATCCTCAATCATTTTTTGGATCTGTTCCTCATTCATCTCTTCCATTGCCTTAGCATCTGTTTTGGAAATGATGGTGATATTCTTCTCAATGAAAGGATGAAGATGATGCTCAAAACCAAACTGGCGATATACCGTGGCACGCAAGGCGTCAACCACCAAAACCAAGTCTTTAGCGAAAGATTCTTCTTCAACTTCAACATAAAAATTATCAAGTTCAGTAACAATTATTGCGGTAATGTCACTTACAATGGCATCGGCCATTTTCATATCTGCTCGGCGGGCTCTTTCTTCTAAAACTTCTCCTGGTACATCACGAACAACTTTGTGTTTTGGGAACTCAATAACTTTATCGGTCATTTACTTGTCCTTATTCTTTATATCTAGATAGGTTCCATATAGTACCAAAAATATAGAAATGGCACCCACGAACATACCAAAATAGATCATAAACCAAATCAGATCAATTTCTGTTGTTTTTAGAATAGTTGAGACCATATTCCATTACCTCACTTTTGATTTTTTCGTATAATCCTTTATGTTGGTCTTTGCTCCATCCATCTTTATCTACATGCTCATACCAATAAAGATAGGCCAACTTATCTATAATGTCTATCTTTTCCACCGGTATGTTATTGTAGTATTTTAGACCGCCTGTTGGAATTTCATATACTCCACTCATTTTAGCACTCTCAAAAGGATTGTATCTTCATTGATACGCCCTGTTGCCTTTGTTTCGGTAGTTGTTAAGTTTTTCATAATAGAACGCAATCCTACTTTACCCTCATTCATAACTTGGGTCAATACACCTTGTGGTTTACGGAGTTTCTTTGTGATTGAAGTTGCCTCATCAAATCCTGTAATCGTAGTCCCTCTGACCGAAAAGCCATCAGCACCCACGGCATGGTAAACAGACAAATTGCGAGTTTTAGAATTGAATACCCAAAGTTGTGATGCACCGATTATCCCCTTTGGTTCTATACTATTTAGGTTATACTCTTCATCTTTATTTTTATACTTCATTTTGGCAACCAACACTGATGGTGGTTTAACCTTTTTCTTGCGAGGTTTACGGATAGCCTTATTAGCCTCGGCAGTATCATCAAGATGGTCTATGATCCTTTTGATGAAAAGGGACATAATTTTAAGAACCGGCGCACGCCATCCACTATATGCTTCCACCAAGTCCGGGTCTTTACCTTCAAGTGCCTCGGTGATTTCTTCATATTGCGGACGGAAGTGGTCTGTAATCCTCTTCGCCACTGGCGGTTTAATTGCCTTCTCAAGGGCCCACTTCTTAACGTCAAACTGGATTACTCCTTCGTTATAGAAAACATCCAACTCACCTTCCAGTTCTCCAATCAACTCCGAAGCACGGTCCTTAATGCGGTCTTGTATGGAGACTACATTCTTTTGCGGTTGGTCTTCCTCAATCTCCGGTGCTTCCACGACTTTTGAGGCCAGGTCATTGATCCGTTGCTCAATAGATTCCCAGAGACCTTGTGGTAATGTTGAACCGTTCGTAGCCAATCGGCAATTCCATCCGATATTGTGGAGGTCAATAGCTTTGACTTGTGCCAACCTGTGAATGGTATCTTTGTCATAGTTAATACTCTTTAGATATGTTATTGTAAATGCCTTAGCATCATCACTG